AAATATTATTGAAAAAAATGGAAAAAATGATGAAAATTCTCCTGTATTGCTAGGATCATATTTAAAATCGTCAGATATACATAAAATTTCAGAAATCATATTATCAATTAATAATATGTATCCAGATTTTAGTTATATTGAACCTTCTCTTAATAAATCTAAATATTCTAAATTAAGAAAGACAGCTAGATCAGCATTAAAAAAATGTACTAAAACTGAAAGTAAAGTAATGAATAGATTAAGAATTACATTAATAAATGGTTGTCAAATGAAAGGATATTCTCCGGACATTTGTAATTTATTATGTAAAAAATTAAATTATGATATTAATAATCATAATTTATTTGAAACACAAGTTATAAATCATGTTAATAATTTATATTCAAATTGAGATAAATATAATTAATATAGAAATATAAAACATGAATATTGAAGAAATTTTGAAAGAATCAGGAAAAAAAATAATTTCTGAAATTGGTTTAGGACATTCTGAAAAGATTTATCAGCAATGCTTGCAACATCATTTAACAAGCAAATATAACTTGAAAGTTGAAGTTGAAAAAATTTTCCCTGTTATTTTTGATAACATTTGTATAGGTCATTGTAGACCAGACCTAGTAATAAATGATAATATTATAATTGAATTAAAAACTACAATGACTTTAACAAATATGGCAAAAACTCAATTACAAAAATATGAAAAGTATTGCGGTCAAGCATTTTTAGTTAATTTTCCCGTTCAATTTGGAATTAAAAATATTGAAATTTATAAACATTGACAATCTGGCTCTTTGTTATATATCCAAAATATTTCACTTTTTTCAATACAAATCGACATATGGGGTAAATTTGGTGGATTACAATAATAATCTCCTTTTTTTAAAATAAATTCTTCATTTGTTTCCAAATTTTTATACATTAATTTGCCACTTATAACAAATAATTCATACCTTCCATTGTGATAATGTGGATATTCAATATTCCCTTTTTCAATTATACAATATGATCTGTATCCATTTTTATCTGATATCAAAGACTTTATTTGTATGTTTTCATAACCTGGACCAGATTTAAAATCATTTAGATTATCTGTTGAAACCATAAGATGATTATTGGTTGGAAATTTAGATGAATTTTTTCCTAATTCTAATAAAGTATTAGTTTTTTTTATTGACTTATATTTGCACATATCAACATATATCATTAATTTTTATAAAATTGATTATTATATTATATTATAATAACAATCAATTTTAATACAATGACAAAAATTGTTAGTATTAATATTTATGAACTTCATCCAAAAGCAAACCGATTTTTAAGTAAAATCGGTATAGGATTATATCATAGTGGTGTTGTAATAGATGATCGTGAATGGACATTTGGTCCATTTATAAATAATGAAACAAATGAAAATGGAATTCATTCAATTCCACCAGGTTTATTTAATGAATTTCACAAAACAACTTTAATTGCTGGTCAAATTGATATAAATAATTTTGACCTAGCATGCATTATAAATAAATTTCGTAATCAATTTTTATCATCAGAATATAATTTAATTACAAATAATTGTAATAATTTTACTAAAGTTTTTTGTAAAGAAATATGCAATTATGATATGCCGAATTGGATTAATCGAACCGCTAAAATTGGTTCTTTATTCTATTGCCCTGGTTGTTGTAAAACGACTGATGTATTAAATGAAAATTATGATAATCTATTATCAGAATCTAGGTCCGAATCTTCTCCACATCCTCCAGTTATCTTGTAATATGTTTATATCCATATCCATTGGATAAATATCCTGATGGCCACTTTCTACAATATCAATAAACTGTCTGACTAATATAACAATTTGATTTCTTAAATGACTCGAAATATTATGTGTATGCCTTCTTAGTCTATTATCCATTCTCCTCATTGTAACTCTATCGAATAATGATAAAAATATCGCAGATTGGATTCCAGGCGTAATTTCTCTAATACCAAAATCATAAATCATATCCATTATAAGAGGATATGATATAAATATACGTTCTACTCGTCTATCGCGAGCTCTAACTCTATTTTGTCCATTAAATGACATAGCCCTACCCAGTGGTATATTCACACCTAGTGGTGGTAATTGATTAACTTTCCGTTTTGATTTTATAGATATAACTTGATTTTTAAGATATATATTCATTTTAGAAAGTCTATCTAAATCATTATTGGGCAAATAACTTAAAATATTATTTTCTAAATCATGTGGAATATTACTAAAAATTGAATAATTCCGTTCGATTGTATCTGTCATTTCTACAATATATTCATGAAATTTCCCACATAATTTTTTTCGTTTTAAGTGTATGTCTAAATTTGGTGGATCTGAATGCATTGTCGCATTTAATGAAATAGCCTTATTAAAATTATTTTCTGATATTTGTAAAAAAGTTTTTACAATATTTAATAACCTATCAATATATGTTTTTGAAAAATCATAATTATAATCTCCTAAATATAACAACACTTTTTTTAAAGTGTTTTTAAATTGAATATCAAACTCATGAAATTCATCTTCCGTATTTAAATCCCAAAATTTAGGCAACGTTTTATCTAAGTATTCCATTTTATAATATATTCTAATTACAAGATTTTCAATTTTTTTTATAATTAATTTAATTTTTGTTTAATCCACACAACTATATTACACGAACAAATACACTTATCTAAGTAATCGTATTTATCTCTTAATTCCCGAAATTTTGTTTTCCAATAAGATTTATTTTTTTCTGCCAACCTTGTATGCGAAGGTCCTAATAATATTGTCCCATCTTTTTCTAATAATTCATTACATTTTTTTAAAACATTTTCAATTGATTGCATATTATATTTAATCTTTTTCCGAGAAATTTCTTCATGTCCTAAAACACCAAATAAACATATATGATTAAACTTTCGTTTTGGATTAAATTTCAAAAAATCATCTACATAATGTCCCATTGGACTACCATATTTTTGCCTAGATTTTAAAGTATCAATTGTAATAAATTCTAAGGTTGAATTTATTAAATGATAATCTTTTGTGTATGAACCTACACCAACAAAAAGTAAACTACCACTTAATGATGGTATATATTTTTCAGTAAGATATTGCCTTGTATTTGAAATAATATTATACATAATATATATTAATATTAAATATTAAAAAGATGGACTGGTTTTTCTTATTATAGTCATTAAAACAAATTTTTAATTTTTTTTTTGACATTCTTCAAAAAATTTTTTGTAATTCTTTTTGGACATTCTACTTCATGAAGATCACCAATAAATGGTCCGTATTCATCTGTATAATAGGCATATTCTTCATATGAATCTGTCCAATAACCAAATGCATCATCATAAATAATATACTTTCCTCTTGGTTCATCTTCTAAAATGTGAGATAAATTTTTTTTTATGCATTTTGAACAGCAATTAGTGCGATCAATTTTTTCTTGTTTATTTTTATTTATATGATAATAATATTTATAAGTACAACTTAGACAAAAATCTTCATAACATAATGAGCAATTCATCATTAATTTATATTCTTGGCATTCTTCACATAATATTAAATTATTTTTGATTTCTTCATTTATTTCTTTATATTTTAAACTTTCAAATTCTTTTACATATGAATAGATAATACTTTCAATTTCTAACGGGAACATTTTGAATATTAAACTTTACTTATAGTAATAAAATAAATAAAATTTAATACTATTTTTTACATAAAGTATATATAAATCAATTTTAATTATCGGGAAACGAAAAAGGAAAATGTAAATTGATTATTTTTTTCAAAGTTAAATTAAAGTTAATGCAAATAATAACAGGAATACAAAATCTTGACGAAATTATTCATGATTATAAGATTGGATTAAATATATTTACTAATGAGTCTTTTTTAAAAATAAATTCATTTTGGTTATTATTCAAATATCAAGAAAAATTAGCAGATATTTCTAATATGCCCAATTTAGATTGGGAAACTCTTTACAAAATAGATAATGGAAATAGTATTTATTTTCGTCGTCATCGCTCATATGAAAAAATTTCTATAAGCATGTTTTTGTATTTATTCACAATAATTGGTCCTTTAATATCAAAAATTAGTAATCCACATTCATGGATGTTTAATTTATATATATATATTGGTTCTTCTATCTGGTTTGTCATATATTTAATTTATAATATATATTTTCGTTTAGATATTATTGTTGTCGCATTTCATGAAGATGGTATCAATTTTTATGAAGGATATCTCTTTCAATCTATAAATGAGTTAGAACAGAAAGTATATTCTTACGAAGAAATATCTCTTAAAATATCTAAACAAAAATATAAATGGACGACACATCAGGGTGGAGGTCATGGGCATATAACCTATCATACTGGATTTGCCTCTATTATTTTCCTTGAAAAAACAAAGTATAATCCCAAAATAGAATTTAAAAATATTTATGAAGAAGCACTAGTATGTCCAGAAAGAATTCATCAAAAATATATACAACATAAAACATATATGAAAAATATTTTAGCTTTTCCATCACATTTTATACCTTGCGACCTCGAAGATGATAATATTCTAGAAGCCGTTAAAATTCTACCAGTCTCACCTTAGAAATTTATCTAAAGTTCTGAATTTTCTATTATACCCAATATCTGAAACACTTTCATCTTCATAATCACTTTCACTTTCATAATCAGTTTCATCAAATATAATTTGCTTTCGTCCTCGTGTAGACGCAACATAATAAATATTTTTTTCATCTTTAATATCAACATCATCGCAAATACGGATAATATTGTATTCTAAACCTTTATATGAATGAACTGTATACATCATACATTCAGATTGTTCTTTGTCACGAACCAAATTAGCCTCAATATCAAAAATTAAATTATTTAATTCATTTTCACTTAACTTAAGTAAAAATGAAGGTAAATCATCAGCAAATCCAGCCATCTCTTCTTCAGTTAATTTAGAAATTTTTAATTTATTGTGTAATTTTTTCATATAAGAAACTTGACGATCAAAATTATTAATCCAAACTTTATCAATATTTCTAGCCGCTGTTAATAATCTCCGCCAACTTCGGAATAAATATACATATTTTGCTTGAGGTTCAGCATTATAATATATATCAGTTTTCCATTTTACACCAGATACCATCCATAAATCATCAAATTCCTTACATATCTCCTTACACGCAGGATTTCCAATACGAAAAGTCTTATAAAACTCAATGACAAATGTATTAGTTGGTAATTTTTCAAAAGCATTAATCGCACCACGCCATTCATAAATAGCTTGTTTAGGATCACCAACAAATACTTTAGGAATTGTCGTATCATTTAAAAGCATTTTCAACATAAGAGGATCGCAATCTTGGGCTTCATCAAAAAATACCATATCATAATTATTATCAAGATAACCTCTTGCCCAATGTTCAACTTCAACTAACTTTCTAATACTATCAAATGTAAAGAATTTTTTTTTCATTGCATATTCCCATAAATTTTTTAATATAGCTTTCTTTTGATTTCCAAAATTTTTTTTAATGTATTTATCAATCGATGAATATTCAACTTGTTTACAAAATTTCGCAAACCAAATGCAATAATAGTTTTTCACTTTCCAAGGTTTATTTGCTAACCAAGGATACACACTTCCAATCGTTTGAGGTTTCAAATCAATGATGCTCATATTATCACCATTAATACCAGTTTTTTGGATAAAAATTTGCCGCATCAAACCATCAAATGTACAACAAGAAACATTTCGAATCTTCTTATGGTATAATTTACATCGTATTTCACTAATTAATGCTTTGTTAAATGCTAAATATAAAATCTTCTTTTTTTTATGAATTTCAGCAAGTTCCAGTAAAGTTGTTGTTTTACCTGAACCAGCAACAGCTGTAATTGCCACTATTTCATTTTCAGCAAATTTATGTCGTTTAAGATATCTACGATTAATACCATCAAACCATTTCATTGAAGGAATACAACGACCATAAATAATTTGAGTCATTTCAATATCTTCAAACGTATTAAAAAACTGCTCTGCTTGTTTAGAAAAATTACCCTCAAATTTAATCATTTTAAGAAAATCTTTAAATTTGAGAACTTTACAAACCCAAACAGTTTTACGCATACCTTCAACTTCAATATTATATTCGGTTGTATTTTTTAATAAAAGCCATTCTTTAAAATTTGTTCTAAGAAAAATATTTTTTTTACATTTCTTAATCATATTTTTAAAATCATCTACGACTTCACAGATAGCAAATAAACCAACCTTAACTTTTTTTACATATACCTTACTTACATCAAATATCCAATCAGTTTTATCATTATTTACAAAACTATCTTTATCTTGAAAAGTAATATTTAAACTATTACCTTTATGAGACTCTGTAATAAATTTTTTCTCAATATTCATATGAAATTGATTTTAATATAAATAATAATATTTCAATTCTAATTACTTAATATATTTAAGATTTATATTATCCAACAAATATCATAATTAAACTTTTAAATATATGAAAACATATTTTATTATATGTCGGATAAAATAATAATTCTAAATAAAGATATTTTAAAAATTATTTCTAAATATCTTAAATGTCAAAATCAAAAATGTAAAAATTTGGGTCATGAACAATACGCTTTTATTCAAACAAATAAAGGTATTTATTGCAAACATTGTTTTAATGAATTACTTGATATACTTTATTTATTATAAATCAATACAAAATTATCTGTATTAGTCATCTTCCTCAATCAAATTTTTTATGACAATAAACACATTCGGTCCAATCAAACCAAGAATCTTCTTCATCTTCTTTATCTTCGCTATCATAATCTTCTTCATTTTCGCTATCATAATCTTCTTCATTTTCTTGTAAAAAACATTCTATAAAACAATTCTTACAATAGAAATGTTCACATTGTGGTAATTGAACTCGAATATTTCCGAATAAATAACTACCAATTAATTTTGTTATAACACTCTCTAAATTAAATTGTTCTAAATTTAAATCTAATTGGTTCTGACTAATACCAATATTTTTTATACAATTTTTACATTCATTTCTAAAGTTATTTATTATTATTAAATCAGAATCACCACCTAGAAATTCACAACATTGTTTACAAACATATTTTTCATTTTCATCACTTTCATCATTTTCATCACTTTCATTATTTTCATCATCTTCATCATTTTCATTATTTTCATCATCTTCACCAATTAAATTACCACATATTAAATAATTCGAACATTTATCACCAATATTTAAATGATCACTTCCTTGTATATAACTTTTGTGATATTCTGTTTCATATTCTTTAAATTCTGATTTTAATTGAAGAGTTTTCATTTCACTTTTATATATAAAATATATATATAAAATTAAATTCTAATTACTTAATATATTTTATAATATGTTTTCAAATATAAATTTTTTACATACTGATATAAAAAATATAATTTTCAAATATCTCAAATGTCATACACGAGATTGTAATCAAATTGGTTATGAGAAATTTAGTTTACTACAATTGAAAGAAAATAATCATATATATTGTAAAAAATGTTATCAATTAGCAAAAAAATATGAGAGAACATTTGTATTTAGTAGCCCCTGGGGATATCAAGGACGTTCATATCTAACATCATCAACAATTTTATAATTAACGAAAAATAAAAATTGAGATTAACTAACATTATGAAGATAAAGATGATTAAATCCAATACAAATTATTATTTGCATAATCTTTTAAAACCAATAAAAGGTAATAAAATTCTAGATTATAGATTCAGAACAAGAATAGATGAAAAATATATTCCTCAATATTTTAATAATAATATTGTTTTTCAAAGTTTTTCAAGTTTTCAACAAAATAATTTAAAATTATCAAAATTAATTCGTAAATTTGTAAAAGATAATATTAAAACCAAGTCAATACAAGCATTTGGAGGAGAAAGTTATTTATATTCTGATAATAAAAAGGATACATTATGTTATACTAATTCACAAAGTATTTTATCGGACATAAAATATAATGGATATGAAAATATCAAAAAAGTTGATTATAATAAAGAAAAATTCTTTTTTACAAATGATGATATTGTTTTAAATTTATCAAAATTAAATCAAAATCTAATAAAACAAATTAATAATTCATGTGTAAATAGAATTATAATTATTAATTGTCATCATAAAGATTTTTGGAAAAAAATAAAATTATTAACAAACTTTAAATTAATGAAAAGAGAAAAATATATTGATTATCAATTAAAATATTTTATAACTGGTAATATTTTTGTTAGAAAATCATTTATTTCATTAGGTGGAAATTGTTCTGTAACATATCAACTAAATAAATATAATTTAAGGAAAGAAAGTTATCCATTTGATTGGTCTAAAATAAAAATTAATAAGATAAAAGATGCTATTGAAAATAATTTTAATAATTATAATAAAGTAGAAATAGCAAAATATTCCAAAAATCATAAAAGTTGGGTATTTAAAAATAAATATGCTTCGTTTGCTCATGAATATTTAGAAAATTATAATTTAGAAGAGTTTGAAAATAAATTAATTAAAAGAATAAATAATTTTAAAAAAATTAAAAATCCAATTTTTATAAGAATAGAAACATATTCATATAAAAATCGAGAAATATATATTAAGTATTGGGAAGAAATAATTAAAACCTTGAAAAAATATTATAAAAATTTCAAAATTATTTTAATTAGTAAATTTAATCCAAATAAAAATGAAATAAAATGGTATCCATATAATGAATTTTCAAAAGAATGGCAAAATAATCATTTAGAATGGGAGAAAATTTTTTTAATGTATTAATAAAATCCAGTCCTTATTAATTCGTTATTACACAATGTAAAAATATATTAAATTAATAATATCATATTTATATCAATTTTTACACACGATAAAATAAAAAACAAAATTGATTTTAATCGTATATAATTAATATAAACTTGATACAATTCAAATTAATTAATATACTCAATATACTCAATATAAACGATATATACAATATATAAATAAAAATGTCTTCTCAAAATATCCGATCCGATCTTGGAAATGCTTCTTTTAGTTTACCTAAGGCTGTATTTTCTGTATTAACTTATTCTTATTTTTTCCTTGTATTTTTGATGCTTGGAGCTTTTCAATTAAATCTTTCTCATCACTTTTCAATTTTTAAAGATAGTGTTGTTTTTGATGTTTCAGTTGATTATGGAAGGGCTGGTGAATCACCACCTTTAGATGATACAGCATCACGAATTATTGTAAATACATTGATGCTTGGAGTTTTTGCATTACATCATTCTATATTTGCACGAAGAACAATTAAGAACTTTTTAATTAATAGCTTACATGTTCCAGCAGATATTGAACGAACTCTTTATGTATTAGTTTCTTCAGCTCTTGCTCATATTGCAATGGTTTTTTGGAGTACTTATCCTACTGAAGATAATTTATGGGGAAAATCAGATAATGATTTCGTCAATTATCTAGGTGTTGTGTTTGGAATGTTATTTGTTCTTTTATCTACTTTTATGATTGACCATTTTGACCTTTTTGGACTTCGTCAAGGATTACATCTTTGGCCTTCAAGTAATGAAGTCAAAACTATTGGTTTTTATAAATTAATTCGTCATCCAATTATGACAGGATTTTTAATTATGTTTTGGGCTCGTCCAATTCTAACATTCTCAAGTCTTCAATGGAATATTCTAACAACTGGTTATATCTTTATTGGAACTACAATTGAAGAATATTGTTTAATTCAAAATATGGGTGAAGATTATGTAGATTATAAAAGTAAAACTTATGGATTATTTCCTGGCTGTCCTTTTGGAATTCCAATGAAAATGGCTAGACGTTTAACCCAGTAATTAATATTAATTTTAATGTATTGATAAATAAATAATACGTAAAATCCAGTCCCGCCATTTAATAAGAACCAACGTAGTCCGCCCACGCCAGATATAATATAGTTAGTTTAAAATGAAATAAGAAATTGAATTCTAATTATATATATTAAATAAAAATGACTTGTGAATATTTAAATTGCAAATTTAAGAAAAAAGGCAAAAGTGAATTTTGCGGAAGACATCAAAAACTAGGCAAAAAATTAAAAAATCCTGAACTTTATTGTACTAAAAAAAGTTGTGCTAATTTGAGAGCTGAAAATAGTAAAAGATGTCAAAAATGTATTGCTCAAAAACAAAAAAAAGAGGCAAGTAAAATTCCGTGTCAATATCCAAATTGTAAATTTAGCGTAAAACGAAAAAGTGAAAGTAATGAATTTTGTGGAAAACATATAAAACTTGGAGCAAAATTAAAAAATCCTGAACTTTATTGTACTAAAGATAATTGTGGTAATTTGAGAGTAGAAGGACACAAATCATGTAAAAAATGTCTTGATCAAAGTAGAAAATTTGAGGAAATTCGTAAAAAAAAGAGAAAACAAATTCCAAAAACAAAATGTCGATTATGTGAAAAGGAAATTGAAGATTATACAACATTAAGTGGTAATAACCCAACTTTATGTAAATATCATTATGAATTAGAAACTTTAAGGGAAGAGCGACGACCAGAAAGGGATAGGAAAGAACAATATAATGAATATGATGAAAAAAGAAGAGATGATCCTGAAAGATTACAATGGAAACATGATTATAATAGAAGTATTAAATGTAGATTAATATATTATAAATACAAAAGTAATACCTGCGAAAGAAGAAAATGGGAATTAACAGATGAATTTGCTACAAATTTATTTTTATCAAAATGTAAATATTGTGGAAAACAAGGAATTATAGGAGATTTAAATGGGATAGATCGTATTGATAATGATATTTGGTATACAAATAAAAATTCCGTATCGTGTTGTAAACCTTGTAATATGATGAAAAAAGACAATGATTTAGAATTTTTCCTCGAACATTGTAGAAATATAGCACGACATCATAATAATAATAATAGATTAAATAATTAATTGGTTTTGATAAGCCTCCCAGCAAAAAGACCACCCATACCTGACATAATACTAAAATTTTTAGCACATAACGTAAAAAATTTTTTAATAAGCCACCTAAATGGTTTATTAAAAAACGATAAAAGAATACTAAATCTATATCTTAACGATATCCTTCCATCATATACCTATGTATATTAATGGTTAATATCAATACAGATAACTTACCTAGTGTGAGAGTGTGAGTGAGAGAGAGATAAGTGTAATCTAATTACTTAAATTACCTCATATCTACACATAACCGAAGAAGAGGATTAATTATATGAATTCATGAGGAAATTCAAATAATAAGACCGAATAGTAAATTTGAAATAAATTAAGCACCAGACATAATACTGAATACGCTTAATTCGAGTACGCTAAACCACCCATTCCTGACATAATTCTGAGTACGTTGTAGTTGACTGCGAATACTTTTACGACAGCATCAGTTGCGGTAACTGTGATGTTAAGAGTAGCGTTGTCAATTCTGGACATGTTAGCGGTACCAGATGGTTGATGTTCAGCTGGTTTGAGAGCAAAGGAGTATACGTTAATTCCTGTTGCTGGGGAAGATCCGAAGCATTGGTATGGTTGTACCCAGTTGAAGTATGATCCAGCTCTTTCTGCGAAACGGTCGTGTCCGTTAAGTTGTAATTTAGCGGAGGTAATATCAGTGTATGCGAAGTTGGCTGAAGCTGCTGCTTTGACTGCCCATACGAGACATTTGACTGGATGATTGAAATTGAGTTTGACTTTGTTGTTGGTTCCAGTGATAGATTCATCACCAGTGAATTGGAGTTGTTCAATTAGATATTCGTGGGAAGTTTGTGCGAATCTACGTCTTTCATCAGTATCAAGATATACATAATCGATGAAAAGAGAAGTATCTCCAAGAGAAGCGGAAGAAATACCAGTTGAACAATCAGCGAGAGCTGCGAATTCAATGTTAAATTTAACTTCGTGGTATTGGAGGGAGATAAGTGGAAGAGCAAGACCTGGGTTTCTGTTGAACCAGAATTGAAGTGGTACATATACGGTGTATGCTGCGACAGCTGCGGTAGTGCTGGTAGAGTTGGCTGCTACATCACCAATCATGTTTTGGTATGCTGCTGCTGCACCAGATTCTTGGGTAAGTTGTTGCCAGATAGATAGCCAGTCTGAGTATTGTTTGTCAATTCTTTGACCACCGATTTCTACTTCTACGGATTTGATAAGAGCATGTCCAATTTCTGCGGACCAGTTTTGACCGGAGGATTCTGCGGCTAAAGCTGGGAGAGTTGCTTGGAGATAACAGTTGGTAATAAGATCACCATTTCTTGATACGGTTACTGTTACTTTTTTTCCGAAATCTGGAGATCCATTGAAAGTTTGTTCAATAGATTCTACGGAAAAGTTAGTGTGTCTTCTGTAGACAACTTTGAAGAAAGTAATTTGAGGATTACCTGTAAGGTAAATATCTTGTGCGCCATAAGCGACTAATTGCATAAGTCCACCACCCATTTTATTTTTGTTATATAATAAGGAAAGAAAAAAATTTTGAGTTAAATAAAAATTAATTAATTAAATAAATAAAAAATAAAATAAAAAATTAAATACAAAAAAAATTAAAAATTAAATACAAAATAAATCAAAAATAGGTAAAATTTTTTTACTAAATCGCGATGATTAATATATCAGTCTATTAACGACCAGAATATTAAAAAAAAAATATCAAATATACGACTGGATTAAAATATATATATGTATAAAAATATCAATATATATAATTTAATTAAATTTGGTACACCCTATATATAATAATTTATTTATCAGTAAATATATAAAAAAAAAATTTATAAAAATAACTCATATAATTAATTCAAATTGAAGAAAATTATACCATATATCCTTGCGATTGGATTAAAGTGGTAATTTTAAAAAAAAGACTATGTTCAATTCCTCCAAAATCATATAATCCACCATCATATTTTTTAAATTTAATAAAAAGTTGGTTTAATTTTGCAAGAGGTGGATTAAAAATTTTTTTTGTAATATATTCATTCATATTATAAAATCTAGTTTTATTTTTATCAGATGTTAATGTAATTTTGGCAAAAGAATTTGAAACACCATATCCTCTACCTTCCATATTTGATAAATTATCTATATGTAATAGAATGTAATTCTCCCCATTAATATTATATTGATTTTGACCAGTATAGCTTGCTGATCCTGATAAATCATTTCTAGTAAAACCTAAAATATTTCCTATACTTCGTTCTTTATATAAATTGCGGGTAGTTGTTTCATATTTTTCAGTATTTCCTCTAAAAATAAGGGAAAAAATATTATCTCCTCCAGTTAAATTACTAGCAATAGACATTTTTCTGGAAGTTGTATCGACTGAAACTGTATATGTTGATTGACCAGCGGTGGTCATTTGTTCTCCAATAGTAGTAGCCAATTCACTTTCGGTATAATTACCTTGAGGTATAGTAGCAGTATAGTATGTATTTGTAGAAGTTTGTGTATTTGTTTCAATAAAATGAATTTCATTATTGGATGCGTTAATAATATATCCAGAATGTGGAATTTCTGCTGAAATTAATTCAATTGACACTATATCTTTATAAACATTATTTAATTCAATTTCATATTGAGATGTGCTTGAGAATAAATCATAATTTCTGTCACGACTATCAATTACAACAAAATATTCTTTTGTAAGACCTTTATTTGCTTCTTCTAAATATTTTTTAAATATATCAGGTTGTTTAATAAGCATTTGTAAATTAGTGGGTTGTGGGGGTTCGTTTAAAGCTATTTTTTGTTCTGCGGTTGGTAATTCTGAATATTGTGTATCTGCATCCATTCCGGGTAAAACCTTGTCAAATTCTTCTAATTTTTCTATATTTTCTTCAATAATTGTTTCTAAATTATTTTCATTATTTTCATATTTTCTATCAGAAAGTGCTTTCTCATAATCTTCTGGTATATTTGTATTATCTTGCCTATATTGGTCTTCAAATTGAGGATTCCGACCTTTCATTTCTTTTAGTGGTTGATTATTATTTCTTTCTTTTTGTATTTGTTCAAAATTATTTATTATATCACGATTACTTCCTGGAAAAGAGGTTGACGCGAATTGTGTATTTTGTCTGGATGGATGATCAGATACATTTCCAAAAGATCCAGTTTGTCTTGGTTGTATTTGCATATTTTTATTATCTCTTTCATTTCGTAATGGTTCTTTTGGAATATTAATTAAATTTTTATCAGGTGACATATCATTATGAATTTTTTTCATAATAATTTCAATTAATTCATTTATAGTAGTTCTATTTAACCCTTTAACATAATCTATAATTGAAGTTGTATCTTTTTTGGGTTCAGAATTATTATAAATGTGTTCCATAACTTTTACACATAATTCTTCTTCATCATTGCTAATTGAATAATCATATTCATTAATTAAATGTTCATAAACAACACTTAATAGCACTTTGTAATTATTTTGTGAAAAGAAAACGTTAAATACTTTATCGGACATGGGGTACTTATATTATATAATATATCTAATATTATATCATTTTTATATACGAATGATTTAATTAATTATACTATAATAGTTTCTTTTGATAACTCCTTATTTTGTTCTAAATGTTGTATCATTGCATTTTGATCTCTATCTGCCCGATTTCCTATATCGATGTCAGAATATATTTTTTGCTTAAGAGTTTGTATTTTAAATGTTAATGAATGTTCTAATCCATGAAAATCGTAAAAATTATTACCAAATATTTTAAAATTTATAGTTAATTTAGATATATCAATTGTTGGATGAAATGTTTTAACAATTGGATAAACTAGCAAGTTGTTATAAAAAGTAGTTTTATTTTGAGTAGAATCTAATAAAATTTTAGCAAAATCATCCTGACTATTATAATGAACTCCATCTATAAGACCACTTAATTCTGGTATTTCCAATAAAACATAATCTTCACTTTGAAATGTTATTCTATCATTTGAAGTATAATTATTTTGTCCAGAAAGATTAACAGCATCAAACCCTAGTATTCGCCCAGCAGTGTATGTAATATATTTGTTTCTAAATGAATCTATTCCGTAATTTTCTATACCATTACTAAATACTAAATTAAAAATATTATCACCGCCAGAAAGATCACTTTGTATTTTGATTTTTTCATCCGATGTATATGATACATTATATGTTGACTGACCAGATATATTTAAAGCATTTTGAATTGCATTACCTATAGTTTGGGATGTATAATTTCCAATAGGAATTTCAGCTTCATAATATGTTGAACTTATTACTTGATCATTTTTTTCTTGAAAATGTAAAATATTATTATAATTTTCTAGAAAATATCCGGATTTTGGTATCTCTGCTGTAATAAGTTCAACTGATACTACATTTGTATATATTTCATTCAAATTAACTGTATAATTATTTGAATTTGGAAAAATGTCTGTATTCCTATCACGACTATCTATAGTAAGAAAGTTGTCAAGTGTTTTATCTTCACCATAAATTTTTTTATGTAATTTATCAAAATGTTCTGGTTTATTTATAAGAATATCAGTTTTATATTGTTTTGGTGCACTCAAATCAATTGGTTGATTTAATTTTTGTTTTTCAATATTTAATTTTTTATACATTTTTACTGGATCAATATCATTTTTGACTCTTATGTGATCATATATTTGTCTGGTTTCTAATTGTCTAGTAATTTTCTGATTTATATCATCACTGATAGAAACTGGTATTTGGCTGATAACATTTTTTTTTATTTTTTCACTTTTCTTATTTTCATTTTGAATCATTTGATTCATAGTAATTTGTTTTTCAACCCTAAAATTTAATTTAAATACATCTTCTTTAATCGTATCTAAAATATTTTTGATAACAAACATATTAGCTTTTGTTTTTGATAAATTTGGATTAAATTTGTTATAAATTTGTTCCATTAATAAGTATATTTTTTCATCATAATCACTTACATTAATTTTTACATTAAATTTTTTTTGAGAAAAATTGAGTAAATAATTCGTTATTAATTGATAGTTTTCAATACTTAAAAAATCTTCCATTATACTTTAACTATATAGATAATTACAATTAAATAATTTTAAATATATTTTTACAACTATATTAAATAGTCCTAAAAATACAATGTATAATATTAAATTTAAATTTTTATGAATTTATAGCCTTTATTTTTTTTTGAAGATCTTCATTCTGTTTTTTAGCATCAGCAAGTTTTTGAGATATATCGGAAACTGCTTCATAATATTCTGTTTCAAAATTTTCAAGAATAGATGAATCTTGTAAATCAAGAAAATCTTCACGATTATATTTGCAAGAGATTGTCATAAGTATAGCAAACAATAAAACAATAACACTTACATTTAATATTTTATTCAAAAAAATAGTCATTCTATTATATAATAAAACATTATAAAAAAAATTACATATTTAATATATTTACAAATTTTTTTCAATCTCTTGAACAAATTCGAGAGCTCTTGTTGATCTATCTTGTGCAATTTTTGCTTGATCAACAAGACTGGTAGCATAATCTATAATACTTTTCATACAAGTTTTTTTGGATAATTTTCTAGCAGTTTCTGATTCAACAGCAGCTTCTACAGACAATCCTTGTGAAAGAACACTTTCAGTTTGTATTTGAGCTTCTGTAGCAGCACTTTCTGTTTTTTTTTCTGTTTTCTTTTGTTCTTTCTCATCTTTTTTTTCATCTTCCCAAAAAGCTTCAGTAATTGTTCGTAATAAATCAAAATTTTCGATATTATCAAATGATTCTTCTTTCTTTGAAATGTTTAAGACAGCAACTAAAATACCGATAACTATAATAACTAAACCAAATATTATCAAAGTTTTATTCATAATGTATATATAATATAATAAAATATTATATTTTTTTTTAGAGTTAAATTTAAGGTATATAAAAAAAATATCTTTATATTATAAAATTAATAATGAATAAAGCAAAAAGAATAGAAAATTCAAAATCTTTGTGGACAGAAGATAATGATTTAGAAGATTATGTAAATACATACGGAGATAAATTATATAAATTGCGTTATTATATTTTCAAACACAGGGAAAATCTAAACATATATGAACCTATATCTAAGTGTCCATCGTTAGGTAATAAGGAAATTTTACTTTTTGATAAATATGTTTATGCAAGACTAGAAATAGATAGTATTTTTGAATGTACTAATTATCGTAAGAATATATCTACACAAGATTTATTATCATTGGGTCAATTTGAAACAGATTGTATAAAAACTATTGCGGATTTAATAAAAAGAGATAATCAAATTATGGAACATTGGAAAAGAACATTACATAAATTAGAAACTTCGTTAAAATATTGGATAACAGAAAGAATTCCTTCTGTATTAAAAAATGAAATATCTAGTAATGCATCAAATCATTACGCAAGTATTAATGGAATAAAAGGTAAGAAAATTTATATGGATACATTAAAAAATGATTCTGCATTAATAAAAAAATCAAAATTATCGTTTGTATATTTACAAGAAGTTAGAAAATTATATAGTAAAATTTTAGGACAATTAAACAAATTTAGTACTTATAAAATGATATTATCAAAAAAAGAATTAAAACAATGTTCTAATGATGAAATTATGATAAAAGGACCATTTAAAAAATATTTTGATATATGGCCAAGCGAAATTCAAATTGAAGAAGATATTGATTTAGAAAAATATTTTGCGGATGTATTATCAAATTTAGACATTCCAATCGAACTTACAACTGAAGAAGCAATTTCAAATAATGATGTATATAATAGATATTTAAAATGGTTAAGTGACTATAAACAAAAAATTTCCAATAAAGTTTCACAAACAACTCTAGATACAATTTTACCAAAATACTATATAAATCTAGCTCGTAATGTATCTAAAGAAAACAAAAAACAAAAAAAATTAGAATAATTACTTTACTTAATTAAATTTATATTAAATTTATATTTATATTATAATATAAGATGAGTGATCATTGTACAACAAAAGATGAAATCTGTAATTTATTAAAAGAATTAAAAAAAAATGAAACAAAAACTACCACTGATATTAGTAATATTTATAAAAATTTGGATGATATAATTAATTCTAATTCTAAAATCAGAACCAGATTACGAAAATCTGTTACAGATGTCACAGAATACACTGGTGGTGGAAGTAATTTTAAATTAGACGAAGATTTTGTAAAATATATTAAAAGTATTCAAAAAAGATACAAAAAAGATAAAGTTTGGTCAGAGGATTTTATAAATGAAATGAAATATGAAAAAATTAAAAATTTTAAAATGCTAAAAAAAAATATAAATGATGATGATGAACTACTTCCTTATTTAATAACAGAATATGAAGTTGATTTTGAAGAATTATTAAATTATCCAAAACAACAAATAGATAGAAATTACTTAATTAAAGCCATAGAGAAAATTAATAAAAAATTAAATTTAGTAGAAAAAATAGATATATATAGTATTTCTACAGAGCAATTATATAAACATTTATCTTTATTAATAAAAAAAAAAAAAGATAAAATTCCAGAAAAAGATATAAATAAAATTCTACAAAATTTTAATGAAATAGATCAGCATGATTATGAATTTGATTTATTATCTACCATTGTTGCCAAAAAAATGAAAAAACATTTAAATATGTTTCTTAACATTTGGAATATAAAATTAAATCATAGAAGAAATGTTTTAGAAAATCTAAAAACTCGTGTATATAGTGAAAATATTGCTTATTTTTTATCAAAACAAGCAAAACTTTTAAAATATATGTATAATACACCAATATCATCAACACACCAAATTTTAACCGATAGTGGATTAGGTTTAAAATTCTTTAAAATTCTAACAAATGATGGTAAAATCGAAGTTGATGATATTAACAAAGAAACAGAGCATCAATTATTTCAGATATTGAGAGATCAATATGAATCATATTTAATGAATAACCATACACTAAAAGAAATACATAATTCTAAAATGCCAATTGGATTTAATGTAGTGGATATAAAAAGTGGTCCTGATTCTCAATTTGCTACATTAGCTAGTTGTATAGATGATGATGATATAATAAAACTAATTTCAAATAAATGCGAAAAAAGCAAACATCCAAAACTTAAAAATTTTTGTAAAAACTTATCTAAAGTAAGAATAAATACCAAAAATAATTATATTTCAAGAGAAAAAGTAGATATTGCTCAACAAGTAATAAGAGAGTTAGTTTCTAATTTTGTTGAAGAATATATTAATGATCATCCTTATGCAATTAATATTTTATCATTATTAACAAATTATAAACTCTTAAAACAATATCATGTGTTAGGATTACCATCTGACGAACAAAGTTATCATCTATATTCTGAAAAAAATATGGGTTTATCTGACATAAAAATAAAAAAAATAATAAAGAATTTAAAATCTGTTATTACTGAAAGTGAATATTTAAACCCTAACCATTTGGAAAATTTACAGGAAATATATTGGGGTGATGAATTGACATGGCATATATTAGCTTACATATTTTATAAATATTTCGGAATATTATTAATTTATATTTCTGGAACACGTAAATATATTCATGAAGGTTTTTATATAAGTTGGTTTACACATCTTGAACGACATAAAAACACAAATTTAAAAGATAGAGCAAAATATGCTATTTTTTTAAGTAGTTCCCCAACTGTAAATTATACTGGTGTTCATTGTCACCCAATGTATTATGTAGAAAAGAAAAAGAAAATAAAATTATTTTCAATTGATAAAACAAGTTCTGAATTTAAAAAATACAATGATTCATTAAAAGATTTTATAGATGATATTACATATTTTGAAAAATAAATATGTGATAATGTTCAATAGTTTTTATACTTCTTGCTTCAATTTTATTTTTGTAACATATAAATTTTTTATATTCAAAATAGTTATTAATAATACTTTCCACCTCCTTTTTTAATAGTTTATGATTGGGGTTCGAACTGTTTTTCGTATTCTTATTCAACTTTACGTATCAATAAAAATGAAAGAAAACGAAAGTAAATCAAAGCAAAATTAAAATTGAAACAATAATTATATTATTGATATTTTAAGTATGAAATTTAAAATATATATTTTTATTAAATAAATAGCTTACGAGAGCCAAGTTTGTTGTTTATATTTAAAATATATGTCGTTATACTTTTCAAACAATTAAATATCAGGGCAGGTTACGTGTCCTAAGACCTCTTAATGTTAATTAATTAATGTTAAGAAAGGTTAATGTAACGGAAAAGAAGAATCTTTAGAATTTGGAAAGAGATGGAAAAATCTAAAGAACATAGATATTGTATTTGTATCTCCTTTAACACGAACTCTTCAAACTGCTACTAATATTTTTAGTGGAACTGATAAAAAATTAATTGCGATTGAAGATATCGTTGAATTTCCTCAAGGAATACATTATTGTAATAAGCGTAAAAAAAAAAGTGAATTAATTAATCTTTTTCCTAATGTAGATTTTTCTCTTATTGACGAAGATCCTAAGTATTGGGAGAATGATGTTGAAGAAACAGTTTCTGAATTACAAAAAAGAATTCAAACATTTTTTGTTTTTTCTAGAAAAAGAAATGAAGAAAATATTTGTGTGGTCGCACATAGTTCATTTTTAAAAGCACTTTTATTTGGAGAAGTTGGTAATTGGAACAATGGATTAAAACATTGTTATCCTTACGAATATAAATTAATCCAACAATAAATATATATAATAACATTCATTATTTTGTAATTTATGTTGATTTAAAATATATTTTTTTGTAAACATGGTCTAATTGAGTGTGATAGGTTTATTATATCGGAGATAAAATCATATAATCGATATAATAAGGATAAAATAACACATGGTTTTAATTCAACTATAACTTGGTTCTGGATAGAAAAAATAAAGGTTCGAACTGTTTTTCGTATTCTTATTCAACTTTACGTATCAATAAAAATGAAAGAAAACGAAAGTAAATCAAAGCAAAATTAAAATTGAAACAATAATTATATTATTGATATTTTAAGTATGAAA